ACTTTGGCACCATGCCTAATTAACCAATATGTCCCACTAAAAAGGACGGAAATAATCGCCAGAATTGACGCTATCTCCGCCCATGAATATCCTAATAATGAATGCACATATACTCACCTGCTTTCTTACTGCACCAAAACTTTCAACGATTGTACCGTCCCAGATACCTAGTTCATACATTGTGCGTACTATCCATATGTCCCCCCCTTTTTTTAGTTTGAGTGTCTTGGTGTTTGAATACTTTCTGATTAATCGTTAATATCTTCAAATTAAACACCTTCTACTTTTTTCATTTCATCAGCTAAAATCTTCCTAACAATATCTACAAGCTCATCTAATGACTCACTAGGAAACTTTTGATTAATATTTATTGCATGGTTAATTTCGTATATCTTTTTTAATGCAGCTTTATGTTGCATATTATCTTCATCATAAAAATATAATCTTAATAAAGTTATAGTAGATTGTATTTTAGTCAATTCTTCAAGAAACTCTTTGTAAGTTTCAGAAAATTTTTTATAATCTTCTGCTATTTTAGATGGATCATTTATTAGTTTTTCTCGTTCTTTCTCATCATTAAGTTTCTCTGTATAGTTCTTAAATTTAGTATTTAATATATTGAACTTACTACATTCGATTAATAATTCAGCAATTAATTTTCTAGTTTCAGATAGCCATTGAATTCTATTGTTTTCTATTAATCTTTCTTTTCTTTGCATTTCTGATACCCTTTCTTGCATCTTAATCGTCTTATTGTTATTAATGACATTAATAATTCCTGATATAATTGCTGCAATCACTCCACTTATTAAAGAACTCATAAGCACGATTACTAGATTATTCATTATAATCACTCCTAGTATTTTAGAACAATTATATCAAATTCCTACCCACCACCCTGTCATCAACTTAAGCTGTTGGAGATAATGTTGGTTGTGTTGATGCAGTTGTTTCAGCAGGCTTATCTTCTGAAAACATCTTATAGTAATCTTCTTGTGTAAAATAGTTTACTCTAACAAAAAGTTGCACATTTTCCTTTGTGAATAATCCTAAATCATAGAAACGTTTTACAATATCATAGCTATATCTCATCTTACTTACCTCCATTTGTTCCTGCGTTAGTTGCATTTTGTAACATAATTTGTGCCAAAGTTGCGTTCAGTTCGTTATTAGACTTACTTAATTTATCCACTGTTGAAGTTAAAGTATCAACTTTTCCTTGTAAGTCAGCTACTGCTAGCATTTGTTGTGCTGCAGCTTGTTCTCCTTGCGTTGGTTCTGGTTTAACTTCTGGAACAGTGTATTTTTTCTTCCACTCTTCTCCCGTTAAACTATCCCAAGAATTCGTGCTTTCGTTCCAAGTTGGATCATACAAGTCAACACCATTACTATCCACGGGTTTTACTGTTGTGGCATTTTCTGGCAAGTCATAATTATCTGGATAATCACTTACTGGATACATATATCTTTTTGTTTCTTTATCGTAAATAAAAATTAACATCTGTTACCCTCCTCTATTGGTCTCTTTGTCCATCAATTCTAGCCCATTCGCGCCAACTATGATCTACATAAGATCTAAAATAAATAGAACCAAGGTTTGCTAAAATTAACATTTGTGTAGCAACATTTCCACTCTCATCTCCACATTGTATTAACGATCCCCAAAATGATTTTCTATTTTGTAAAGATTTTGGCCATGAACTATCTGACATTTGGTCCCATAAGCCAACTATATGCATTCCTTGCCCTACACCATTTAGACTTACGCTACCACTAGCTCCACCGCCAATAAATTTACCAATTTTAAAATTAGCTGTATCTTTTTGGTTTAAAGCTGTTACTCCATCATCAATAGTTTTAACTTTATCAAAATTCTCTTTAATTTTCTCTGGACCGTTTGCCATTTCGGAGAAAATAGGTTCAAAATTTATTGCCATGTTTGTTCCTTCTTTCTTTATTGTCTAAAATAAATAGCCCTGTAACCATTAAAGGCCCCAAAGCTACCATCTTGTAATTTATTCATTTGTGTGTTGTCTGAAAATTCATTGCTACTATCTAATAATTCAACTGTACTCTTACCACTAGCTACACTAATAACTTTAGCTTGAATATTGCGTTTATTTCCGCTCTAATCTCTCTGTTGTGTCATTTACATAAACTGACCTTAAATCACTTGGAGCTGTTGGATAATTGAAATAGCCTGTGCTATGTGATAAATAGCTACTGCCTTTACCGTCTCCAGCTTTAGCAGCACTATCATCAACATTGCTCAGACTAATCTTAATTGTTTTATTACCACTACCTAAATACCAATCTCCATACTTGTAGTACGGTTTAGCATTCATGTAGAAATTACGTGGTATACGAACAACGATTGAATTATTATTCGTATACTCTGCCTCACAAGGAACTAATTTAGTTAGTGTTTCGCCAAATGAACCAGAACCTAAACCACCAGTTTCAGTACCAAGTGCATTTTCATAGTAGAAAACGGTTGGTTTAGGATAGTCTTTTTGATTATGTACAATCTTAATTGAATATCCATACATAATATCTTCTGAGCTATCCGCTGAAATCATGCTTAAGTTACGCTCTGCTACATAACCAGATTGTAAAGCAATCACATTAATTTCATCTGGTGTTTCATCACGTTTCTTAGCTCGGACTTGCCACATATTACCATGACCGTCGTCTTTACTATCCCAGCCACTTGTAATCGCCAAATCTCCATCTTGTAACTCAAGATGATTCTTCATAATTGCAACTGTATCAAATTGAAACGGTCTATCGTGGAATTGTGCTTGACGTAAGGTATCTTGAATATGTTGAGCCGTTTCTTGTAAGTTAGTGTAATTAACTTTAAGCCCTGTTTGAGCGTTAAAAATAGCATCATAAGCTTCTTCAATTGTTTTCTTATAGTCGTCATAGACTGCTTGAAACTTAGCTTTTGCATCTGCAGACAAAGAATTAAACAGATTTTCAGTTTCTTGCTCCTTACCAGTCAGTTTTTCAACTAACTTCTTAAATTCAGCTACTGCAATATTTGCGGTTTGTCCTACTGCAGCATAGAAAGTATCATCTAAAACTTTTAAAACCATATCAACCGTTGATACAGTATTACCGTTTGCGTCAATGAATTTAAAATAAGCTTGTTCCCATACACCATCACAATTAAAGGTGTTCTCATCAAAGTAGACTGTACAATGTCCATGCTGTAAATTGTCTGTCTTTTGATCTGCTCTAAAATCTAAATAGTGTCTATGTGCTACTTGTTTTGGATCCACACCACCAAACAACAACTTCATTCCACGTAAATCAACTGGATAACTATTTGAAGTTACAAATAGCTTGATGTAGTCTTGTGTATCTCCAACACGCCCCTTAAACTTATTCGTAATATCTAGCACTTCATTTTGGTATCTCAATAAGTCAAAATTAATATACTGATTATTTGCTACTGCCATTAATTCTCACCACCTTTCAAATATTGTTCACTAACATTATCTTGTTTAAATTTCGCTAGTTTATCTAAAATAACTTGAAGTTGTTGATAATACTGATTGAAATTATCCTTATCTAACTCCAGTTTGTTATTCAAGTAAGCTTCATAAGATACTGTTATCAAATTACCCAAATCATCATATCCTTGGTAATTAGACTCATTTACTAGGCTTGCCAGCTTCTTCAAAATGATATTAATTAACCTTGTATTCTCACAAATTTGGTTATACAAAAGTCTTGAAAAACTTGCATCTAGTTTCTGAATAATTAAAGCTAATCTAAAATCATTATCCAAATACAAATCATCATTCAACCAACTTAAATGGCTATTAACCTCATCTTGAAAGTCCGTCATATTCTTCTGATATACATTTAAAAATTCATGTATATCGCCATTCCAACTAAGCACTAAATATCAACTCCTTAAACTTCTCGCTTGGCTCTGCGCTCATATCTACATTTCCAGATATACCTTTAACACTACCTTTACTTGTGAATTGATGCAAGTCATATGGGTGTGTAGGCTTCAAACTATTAGCCAATGTTCCATCATTCTGTCCGTAACTTGGTATCCAGATTGCTCCAGGACGTGCTACATTCAGATTGAATTTATCGTACAAATGATTAGCAATATACAGAACTATCTTATTATCTGGTACACCTAAAGCATTGAGTTGCGACATATAAGCCTCAACCCCCGCTCTCATCTGAGTAACATCTCCACTCATTTCAATACTCTCAACATCAATCGCATAAAAAATAGGCTGTTGCTTACCTGCGACAACCTTTTGAGTTCGATTATAAAAATCTCTAGCTTCTTGTTGAGCGTCTGATGTAGATGTAGCAGCAAAATATGCATATACTGCATACTTTCCGCCAGCTGAAATACATTTCTGTAAGTTTTCCATGTACTTTAAATCTTGGTGAGCTGAGCCATGTTGAACTCGAATAATACTCAAAGTAATATCATCAGCTATCACGCTAGGCCAATCAATTACACCTTGCCACTCTGAAACATCAATAATCTTGCCAATATGTTGTGGTTTAGGTGTATCTGGATTTGTTGGAGTATTGTTGTTGAGTTTATCGTCAATGTATTTCTTCAATGTTTCTTCTAATTTTTGCGTATTTCCACCATTTAGCTTTGAAATAGTTTTAGTAACACTAGTACTAATTTCATTCATTTTTTGAAGAATATTAGTATTATTCCTAAGAATAGAATAAGGTAAATTATTTAATGTTAGTTGCGTTTGCTGCGTTGGATCAAATGGATACCATGTAAATCCAACTATCATTACCTCTGTAACTAATTCAACTGTCTTTACTTCTAATCTTCTAATTTCCCCTATATCAGGTTTAATATTACTCGATTCATTAGCTGTACCAGATATTAATGGTTCTAGTTGGAATTTACTTCTAACATATGCCTCCATTGCATTTTTATCATGGAATCTATCATCCGACATATCTGCTGCTGGATGTTCTCCCCATTTTGCAATAGAATCTTTATCTTCAACCATAAAATCATCAAAATACTTTTCTGTATGAGTTTCTTCTTCTGTTTCTGTGTGAGTAGTAAGACCTGTACCACCGCTTTTAATTAAATCTAACGGATTTAACCAAGTTCCATCATTAGTAAAAGATTTCCCAACTGCAATATTGAAATCTTGACGTGTTACCCCAACATGCAAATGGTCTGTATCACGATAACCTATTACATCGCCCGTTTTTACAGTATCTCCTACATTAACTGTTATTTTCCCTGCACTTGAAAAAGCTTCCTGATAAACTATGTTGTAGCCATCATCAGAATGTACAACAACATAATTCCCTAAGCCACCCATATATGACTTGATAATAACTTTCCCACCATGCACTGCATGAACAGCACTACCAGGATGATCTACTGAGCCAAAATCTAAACCGTCATGGAATCCATTAGGCCTAAATTCACCACCTGCATTAACACCGAATAATTGACCTCCCATAAAGTTTCCTTCCCCTACATTTGGAAAAGGCCAACCCCAACTATCACCATTGCTATCCGTCACAATAATTTCTTTGGTAGTTGTAACTTCATGTTCAGTTCCTATCGCTCTAATTTTATTAATAATTCCAGTTGAATCAATATTTAACTGAACTTCACTTGTATCGTGCAGGTAGTCTAATCTTTTACCTTTATTTTGATAAAAATCTTTCTTGTTATAAATTCGTATATTTCTATTATCTGGATAAAAAATAGCATTTTCCCAAGTAGATAAAATCTTAGATATCATATCTTTACCGTTAGTATTTCCTAAATCCGTTATTTGTTGATTATCAAAATTACCGATAACTTGATATGAAAAACCCTTGTTATTTTCATTGAGATAAAATGCTAATACATCATTAACTGTGTACGTCTTTTCGCCACTATTGACCTCATACTTCCACAAATTAGCTAATTCATTAGATACATGTGTCGCCGTTATTTGTATAGTTGATACTCCTGCAGCATAATCTACTGCAAGTGTTTTAATAATATATTCTTGACCGTCAAAAAATATACTAGACTCTACTGCAATTATCTTAAACAAGTCTGAACCATCATCGTACACTGTAAAGGATAGTTGATAGGTATCATTTTCAGCCCACTGAATGTTAAAACTATTCCATAAGATATTATTCAAAATAAAAATCTTATCTTGATTTCTAGGTTTAAGTTTAACTATTCTTTCATTCAACTACTTCCACCACCTTTAGAATGTATAGATAAATGGAAATGAAAATGTTATATCTGCTACTTTATCAAGTGTTATTTCGTTCCAACCTTTTTCTAGTTTGATATATCCAAAATCAGTTTCCATTGAATCATAACTATTATTCTTATAAGTATTGATACCGTCCAAAACTACTGTATCATTGCTATTTAATGACCCTTTGAACGTCCAACTTGTTTCATTTGTCGTATTTTTAACCGTTAGTCCACCATTTGCAGATTTAATTGTTATCTTCAAATCGTGCTTTTGAAAATATGGATCTACTGCAATATCACTAGCGTTAAATATTCTAAAACTCGTTTGATTATTGAAATGATAGTTTAAATTTGGAACGTCAGCTAAATTCAATCCATATCCCCAACCATTAGATTGAGAAATTTGGTCTGACCTTAAATAGCTATATTTAACGCCACTAGGATTTTCAAACGCTACTGTGAATGTTGCCCAATGTGAACCGTCTTCATTAGGAGCTATCGTAAAAGGTGCTGTTCTAACATACCTTACTAGATGTTTATCAATATCAGTTCTAATTCTAAATAGCTCTTTTTGCATAAAAGCTTGCATTATATCATGTTTTGCTAACAAGTAATCTTGCCATGTTGAAAACCATAATAAAAATGTACAGCTTACCGTTGTAGGTTGGTAAGTTGTGTAATTCCACATTTCACCATCTTGCATAACGTTATTTTGATACACATTTGAAATTGATGGGTTTTCATCTAGTTTTAACAAGGTTAAATTAGAAGTAATATCTTTTAAACTAAATTCTGGATTATTTCCATACTTAATATAAAAATTATTTTCCATAATTTATGCCTCCTAATAACCTTGATAATCAGCTAATCTTTGATCTAATGCTTGTTGCTGATACTGTTTTATTTTATCAAATCCACTCTCACGAATAGCTTTAATTTGTTGATTGTTTAATCCTAATAATTGACTGAACATAGCTAATAGTGAATCAAACTTATCATTTAATTCTTTTAGATCTCTATTATCTGATACATTTATGCGTTGTGGTTCTTGATTAGTAAATTCAGAGGTTAATTCATGCATAAGCTGCCATGCTCTAGGCCTTTTAGCTGGATCAGTTGGAATAATATACTCTGGCTTATTATTTTCAGCAACTTCGATTAATTGATTTGTATCAATTATTCCACCATAAGCCATCATTCTATGACCTGAAGGCCCCCAACCTCTCTTTACTCCAATTGGGGGAAAATCGTTTCTCCAATTGCTATCATTTAAAACTGCCATAATTTGGTCTAAAGCAGAATGAATATTTGCATGTCCTGGAACCGCCCAACTTCTCCAAGTACCAAGTTTATATTGGAATAATCCAATTGGTAAACCTGTTCCGTCATGATCGTCATAACCACCATTTTGAGCAGGATCTACACTAGATTCAGTTGATGCTTGATAGTACAAATGCTCTATATCACGTTCACTAAGTTTTTGATGCATCAATCTAGCAGCGTGTTTAGCTATCTTGGAAAATTCAGATTTAGCCATTCTACCAGCAGGACTATTTCCATCGCCACCAGCTCCAAAATCTTCAAATAATTTCTTTACCCAGCCAACTGCTAGACTTGCTAATTTATTAGGAAAGTTAGTAATAATATCGCCAGCTAAGCCTTTAGCTGATAAATTACCAATATGTTTTTCAAAGACTTCTTTTAAAAATTCTGCTGGCTTTTTCAAAATATCTTCTGCTTCATCAACTAAATCAACAGCACTATTCCAAACACCTTTAAAGAATTTACCAATACCATTAGCATATGCTGGAATACCTAACATTGTAGTTAATTTATAAGTATCTTCACCATTTAATACACTTGATCCTTTAGGTAAAGGTACCACCATATTACGTTGTTTAGGAAAAATGCCTACTTTTCCGTCAGGTAGTCTAAACATTTCGCGATAATGTTCACCTACACCATCATTAACTAGCGCTAAGCCACCTTGGTGAGTTCCATTGACGCCCTGCATATTAGGTGTACCTTTAGCATAAGATACTGTTGGAATTTTCCAACTAGCAGTAATTTTAGGTGCTCCAACTTTTTCTAATACCCAATTAATACCATTTTTTAAGCCGGATAACATGTCATTAATTGGATTAATAACACCATTAACTAAATCAGCAGTTTTATGCTTTACACCTTTAATTGCTGAAGCCACAATATCTTTTAATGAACCAAATTTATCTTGAAATGCTTTTACCATATCACCAAGTCTGCCACCAGTCTTTTCATTCAACCAGTCATACATATCCTTGAAGATATCTTTAGTAAACTTACGGATATTTTTAGCAGTATCGTTAATATCACCACCTAATTTATCCCAACGCCCACTGGTAAAATCTTTCCAAGTATTAGTGTATGATTGAATAGCATCATAACCTGATTTAAACTGTTTAGGATTCTCTTTAGCCATTTTTTTAGCGACATTAAGCGTTGCATTATTAAGATTATTCCATGATTTTACAATCTTATCTTTACCATTATCAGCATTTTCTCTTAGACTATTCCAACCATCGCTAAACTTCTTCTTGGTGTCTTTCCACATATTATTGGCAGATTTAGCAACATCTTTATTAAATTTATCCCAACTCTTTTGAGTGTTCTTGATACCTTTGCCAGTTGCATCTTTAATTGAATTCCAACCTTTGCTGAAGAAACCTGTAATGTTCTTCCACACTTTAGATATCTCTTTAGGTAAGTTTTTAAAGAACTTGACTATATTATTAAATGCTTTTTTAGCATTCTTTACCAAACCATCAACAAACTTCTTGAATTTATCACTATGGGTATACAAATACGTTAAAGCTAATGTAATACCTGTAATTGCCAATCCCCAAGGCCCTAGCGCTCCGGCTACACTTGCAGCTGCTGCCACAAATTGCTTTATCCACCCTGTAACTTTTACCAAAATAACCATCGAGCCTATTACTTTAACAAAAGATTTAACTGTACTTTGGTGTTTAGCTAAATACGCAATAAACTTTGCCGATTGTACTGCAACTTGTGCAATATATTTACCAACTTGTTGAATTCCTTTTTGCGTTTCTTTATCATCTAAAGCTTTATTTAATTCATTTAGTCCAGTAGCTTGAACTTTCACTAATGGTTCAGCCAGTTTTGCTTGTGTACTCTTCCAGTTTTCTTGCATTTTCTTCAATGCACCACCAGAAGTTTCACCAAATGCCTTACTGTTTTTCTTATAATTTTCTGAAGCTTTTTCTAAGATGTCGTTAAATTGGCCGCTTGTCATTTTTCCCGAATCAAGTAATGCGTCAAATGCTTCTTTGCTTTTACCAGATGCCTTTTGTAGAGCTGTAGTTAACCCAGGAGCTTGTTTTTCTAATTTTTGTAAAGAACTCCTAGTAACTTTTCCTGAAGCTTCAATTTTACCTAACCCTGTAGCAAAATTATTTGCTTGGTCTTGAGATAACTTTAATTGTAAAGATAAGCTAGCAACACCTTTACTTAAAGTGTTTGTCTTTTCCACAGATCCAGTTATTCCATAAAAGTTAGTTTGCATTTTATTTACTGCTTCTGCGGTCAAGTTCGAATTTGTCTTTAAATCAGATAACGTATTTGTTAACTGTTTTATATCATTAGCACTTGCACCTAAATTCTCCCAACGTTTCTTCATTGCTCCAGCAGTTTTTGATACTTGAATACCTGTAGAAATAATACCTTTCATTTGAGAAGTCAAAAGCGTAAATCCACTAGTAACCGCATTAGAAATAAGATTTACCCCAACTAATCCTTTAAAAGATAGGACAGATTCTTTTAATTTGCCCATTCTTCCGTTTAGTTCATTAGCTTTATTTTTCATCCTGGTAAATACACCTGGATTTAGTACTTTCATTTCTGCATTTAATTGCCCTATTGATGATTTAGCTTTTGCCATTGCTGTGGCAGTTTCATTTAGCCTAATTTGCTGTTTCATGTAAGCTTCACTTGTCATCCCTGATTTTTCAGCAATAGACTGTAGCTCTTTTTCCTGCAGTTGGTACTGCTTGCTTAAATTAGTTAGTGAGTTCTTAACCCCGCTTAACTGTACTTTTTTAGCGTCTAATGCTTTACCTTCTGCCTGCAATCTTTCAGCATAACTTTTAGATAAAGCTTGTGTATTTCGATATCCTTTTTGTAAATCAGCTAAACCAGATGTGTAATATTCCATTGATGATTTAGCTTTTTCCTGTTGAGCTTCATAGCTTGTTAATTGTCTAGTAGCCGTTTGAATATCTTTTTCTAATTTTAGCCAAGTTTCAGCTTGAGATTTATTAGTTCTATCTAGCCCTTCTTGACGACTTTTTAACTCTTCTATTTTTTGCTTTTGTACTTCAATAACATTTCCAATGCCATCAAATTTAGCTTTTAAAGCTCCTAAACTATCTCCAACCGCTTTATGTGCTGCTTCGCTTGCTTTCCATCCATTAGTTAATGCTGATATTCCAGATGTGAAACTCTTTAAACTGCTAGCCGCTTCAATTGTATCTAGGGTTATTTTAGTGGCCATTTCATTTTGTACTTTCACTGATAAATTAACCTCCTTTCCTCCAAAATAAAAAAAGCCAGTTCAAAACTGACTTTTATAAATCCCCATTTTGCTCGCTGATTTCAGTCATCTTACTTCCAAAATCAACATTCTTATATTGTAAACTTAATCCAGCTACACTTTCTTTTAAAGTTTTTCCATGCCTGATGATTTCTTCGTAAGTAAAACCATCTCTAAATTCTAGTACCATTTGAGGATTATAGTAATATTTTTCTTCTTCCGGAACGCTGCTAAGCCCTCTGGTATGATAAATTTTTCTGGATTGTTCATTAAGATAAATTCTTCCGTATTTTAAATCGCTATAATCGTACATTTTACAATTTTTCAAAAAGAAACTTACAATTAAAATTTTCTGTAATTTATCGTTGAAATAAACATTACCGCACCTAAAATGCTTGTGAAAAATAAAATATCGGATATCTTTTCGCGTTACATCAGTTTTCGTCAAATTAACCACCTCATGTATGCTAAGTAACCTAATTATAACACGAAATATTATTGTCCTCTAAAACGTCTCAACATTTCTCTTGGTGAAACTTCTCTGTCTTCTTTAGCTTTAGCATTTATTACTTCAACTAATAATTGAAAATCTTCTTTATCACTAACTGATACTGGTATACCGGATTCTAATAGTAATGTTTTTTGTAAAAATAATAAATCGGCTTGTTCATCCTTATTTTTGTAATATTCATCGGATAACAGCCTTAATCTTTTTTTGGATCTTTTTCTGATATTGCTTCTGGCTTTCCTTCAATTCCTTTAACTCTCATTACTACATAATTTAGGTATTCTCCTAATTTTTCCATCGTTAAAGTACTTTCAGCAAGTTCTTTTTCTTTGTTAGATAACTTAAGGATATTTTGCAAAAAAATAAATGCATCATCAATGTAGCTTGCTTCTAAAGCATTAATTTCTAACATTTTTTCAGTTGTTTCTTTTTCTTCTAATTCATCAAAATTGATTGCCACTACTTTTTCTTGCTCAATACCTAATTTAAGCATTTTATTCATCATTTCATTAGCAAGCTTTACATTTTTGACACTTTGTTCAACAAAAATAGGTTTCTTTAATCCTAACGGCTTAGTATTAATTCTAATTGACATTTCTTTGTTCCCTTCTTTATTCGCCTCATATTAATCGTCTCTGTTGATTTTATTGTGCAGTTACTGAAGTAGGGCTAGCGCTTGTTTGTGTAACTGTAGTTGTTTTGAACTTCTTAGGAATGCGTAAACTTTGTACATCAGAAAATCCGCCAAATACTTCTTTATACATTAGATTTAGGTCAAATCCGGGTTCATCGTCTGCCCAAACTTTATAAGGTTGTTGAACTCCTTTATCATCCATGAAAATATCTGCTTTTAATGGTTCTAATGCTTGGAAAGTTAATGTTGCATCAGCTCTAGTTAAGTTATTATTATCTGTTCCGTGGTTACGTCCAGTTTCAGTAACTTCACCATGAGAAAAGCCTTCATAAACTAAAGTCCCATCAACATCTTCAGAACATAACAGTAAAGCTACGTTAGGTTTGTCTCCAGAAGATAAAACGTATCCGCCTTTACCATCAGAAACATAACCTTTAATCTTGTTCAAAACATCATTATTCATATTCAATACTGTCAAAGCTACTTGTGGTTGTTGCTTTCCGTGTTGAATTAATTTAACTTGATTATTTGCATATACTGGGGTTCCTGCTTGTTCTAATCCAGTAATATTAGCTGTAATCGTACCTTCGCCTTTTCCGTCGATGATGTAGATACCATTATCGCTAAGTCCAGATTGTCCTTTTAATAAAACGCCACTATCGTCAATAGTTGCTAGCCCAATATAACGTACACCATGTGTACTTGATTTAGCCATATTAAATACCTTCTTCCATTTCTAAATTTTTTGAAAAATAAAAAACCTTAGTCCATTGTTTAGTGTCTGGGTCTTTAATCCTATTTCTTGATGTGTCAATTTTCCAACGATTATCATTGAATAATCTAGCTACTTGTATTTCACAATTTTGAAAATCTTCTCCATCAAGTTTATAGAATATCTGTACTTCAACACCTACAAGCCAATACTTTATTTCCATATTGGCATACTGACTAGGTTCATTTAAATACTCAGTAATCAATACTGTATTTTTATTTGTATTTACTTCTACATTACTTGGAATAGAACCAGAATATAATTCATCTATCCAAGTAATATCCTTCAGTAAATTTTTAGCTATCGTGGTTGGTGTTTCCACTATTTACCACCTCGCACTATTTTGTCATATTCAGCCTTATTAGCTAGTAAAACTTCTTTTTTAGATTCATTGACAGCATTATCTACAAAATGAGTTGCCGGCATTTTAACTGTTCCGTCATTTAAAAATCTAGCAATATAAGCCTTTTTACCAAAACCAACTGTTGAGCTACCGTCTTCTTGACCGTCAACATTGGTATCTTGTGACATGACATATTCTTTCAAGTGTGTTGTTTTATAAGATTTTCCGCCATTTTTATCATATTTCAACTTAGAAACAGGTGTTACTCGACGTATATTCTTCTCTAATATATTAGCCCCAGCTTGGGTAATTTTCTTTTTTTGCTCCATATCAGGGACAAGTTTATTCAAACTTTTGTTGAAGTCTTGTAATAGATTTTCGAAAGGTATATCTGCATTATTAGACATGCTTACCAGCTCCTTTCCTTTTCCTAATAACAATGTAATCATAAGCCATATAGTTATTAGTTTCATCTGGAGAAAAAGACACAACCTCGTAAATATCATTTTTATATTTAGCTAATATTGCTTTACTAACATTGCTATTGTGCCTAATTGCTACAGTTAGCGTATCCTCAAGTCCTAAACCAGTTAGTTGGAACTGCTGAGACATGGCCCGCCTTTGAGGTGCACACCAACAAGAAAATAATGTTACTGGCTTTTCAACTGTGTCTCCAGTTAAATCATTAACTACAAAACTAACAGTTTGGAACTCGATACGCTGATTAAATGAAGAATGTAATAACTTCTTAGGCATTGCTATCACCTTCTTCATATAATGCTAATTTCCCACGTAATTGTGAGATTATCGCATTTAAAGTTAGATTAATAGGATAAGTCATTACATCTTGCAAAGCCACTCTATAATCATAATAAGCACCAGCTAAAGCCAAAGTCGCTATTTTTTGAACTGCAATAACATCTTCTTGTTGCCAAAATTCATCATCGCCACCTACTGCAGTTTTAATATAAACTTCAGCAGCATTAATATATGAATTTAGTAATCTATCGTCATCATCGCCATCGATTCTAAGAGATAACTTCAGATCATCAAGTAATATTTCCTTATCCATCTAAATCACCTCTAAGCGTTGTTGGTTGCTAACTTAGCTTCTTGATCTTTAATAGTCTTGAATGAACCAGCTACCCAAGCTTCACTATCAGTTGCTACTACGTCAAAACGGTCAATTACACGTACTTTTGTTAAGTCTCGTTTAAATGCTCCATCACCAATATTAGTAGATAGTAAAGACATATTTTCACGGTCAAACAAAGTTACTGCTTGTTTTAAATCTCCGTAATACAATGGATGACTTCCTGCATTATCTGGTAACCAACGATCAGCGATTTCAATTACTCTCTTACCTTTAATCATGTATACATCTGGTTGTGTAGGGTCATGTTGCAATAAGTAGCGTCCCATTGCGTCTTTAACTTTAGATAAAGTATTCAAGCCGGATGTATTAGTCATCAAGAATGATGTTGTTTTAATTGCAGGATCAACTCCTGTATTAACTAAATCAATAACTCCATCAAAATCTGTGATGGTTGGTTTCTTAGGAACTGCACTCATTACATCAATAATTGCCTTATTGCGTGTAACTACTACTTTTTTAGCAATCCATGCAGATAACCAAGCTAAAATATTTTCTGCTGTATCTTTCAATAAAGTATTTGTAACAGTAGTAATACCTGCATAACGCTTAATAGCGAACTTGATTAATGTTAATTTTGGATCATCATTATCTCCAATCTCTGCAGTTTCGTCATCCAAATTAGCTAATGGTGTAACGTCAGTCCATTTTTCGTATACACGAGAACCTGTTGGCATAGAAACCGCTTCACGATTTACGTATTGTTCTAAAGAATTGAATTGACGTACTAATTGATGAATAGCAGTTTGAACATCAGACGGGATTGTTAATCCTGCCTTATCTCCGTTATCATCAACAGAAGAAGTAACCATATCCACAATTTTAGAGTTTCCATTCATCATACCAACAAAATTTTCTACAAATTTATCTTTTAGATTCTTTTCGCTATCGCTTAAAGGCTTTTTATCCTTATCTGGCATGTTATAAACTTCTTCAGCTCGTGCAGTATCTAATTGTTCTTTTAGATTATCACGACGTGCAACTTCTTTATCACGTTGAGCTTTTAAATTAGCAAATTTTTCTTCATCATAATTATCATCAATTAAAGCAGCGTTAATTTGCATGTTTAAATCTGCTACTTTTTGCCCAGATTCAATCCAAGCATTATTAAGTTCATTAATATTCATTATTTTTCCTTCTTTCCATTAAAATAGCCAGTTTCTTATCCTTTAAACTTGGATTTTCAAACTGGCTTGTTGTTTTATTTTGTTGTTTATCTGCTTTTAAAATTAAATTCATTAACTTATTAATCGCTGATTTACTAGGTATATCTTCCATAGAGTTCATAACTGGTTGTTCATCTTCATTAACGAACATAATTTCATCAGCAAAGCCTTTATCTACTGCATCTTGAGCAGTCAACCATGTTTCGTTTGACATCATTTGCAAAAGGTCAGACTGTTTCATACCTGTTTTTAACTCATAAGCACTAGCAATCGATTTATCAATGTTATTTAAAACGCCTGCTTCATGATTTAAATCATCAGCGTTACCATCCATATTTGTCCATGCTTTATGTATCATGATTTGAGCTGTTGGTGCAATTGATACTGTATCTCCAGCCATTGCAATTACTGATGCAGCAGATGCAGCTAATCCTGTAACATTAACTTTTACATTAGATGCATTATTCTTAAGCATACTGTAAATTTCAGAAGCAACAAATACATCTCCACCATTTGAAGCAATATCAACAACAATATCATCGCCTTCAGCAACTTCTTCATTTAAAATCGCTGATACTTTTTTAGGACTTGTACAAGTCATACCAAAATAGTCATAAAACATAGCAGTATCATCATCAACTATCGCTCCTCTAATCGGTATCTTTACCATTAGCATCACCTCCTTTCGGTGGGTTCAATAATGCTGATTGTGGTTCTGGTAAATCATCAGGCAAGTATCCAGTTCCTTGTAATAGGTATCTAGCTTGATTATGTGCTAGCATTCCATCTTTAGTTAATCCTGATAACACTTGAGCGTAACTATCTTGTAGTGGATCAATTGCTGGTCTGATATTATAGTGAATTGTCGCACTTAATTTATTGTTAAGCTCTGATACGATTGATTCCATATACCTAGATAAAGCATTAGCATACATTCCTTTTATTTGGTCTAAAGATGATTGCTGGTCTCCTTGACCGTTTAAATAAGAATTAGGAATACCATATACTTTAGCGATTTGATTACCGGTCCAGTCAGCTTGTGCTAATAATTTAGCGATATCCGACTTTATTTCTAAAGGCGAATATTCTTCTAAATCGTCAATTACAACTGGCCCATTATTTGCAGTTTGAACTTGCCTCATAAATTGTTTAGAACGTAATGCCTTTAATTTCCAATCTATAGTACCTTCATTTTTAATTTTTAAAATACCAGGTGCCATAATCGCTTGACTTAATGCTGCTCTAGTTAATTTATTAGAATCATTTTTGATATTAAGTTCGTTAGACAAAGCAGATAAAGGACTAATACCTGTCATACCACCATTTTTGGAAAGTAGTCTAAAATGTAAAACGTCATTTTGTGGAACGTTCATTTTTACTCCGATTTTTGGTTCATCAAAGGTAATATTGTAAATTAACCCTGAACCGTCATCTAGTAGATATGCACTAACCTATGAAGGACGTAAATATTCCCAATGATGATCTATACCGTTAATATTTCGCCAACGGTATATAAAAGCTTCTCCACCCAACAACAATTGAGCAAATATTGCTTGCCAAAAAGCATGTTTATTTGACGTCAAAGTTGGATTATCAATTATTCCTTGATATCTAGTCATACTACTGACAATTTTTGAAGATGCTAAGTCTCCAGATAATTGAAAAATCGCTGAATATATATCTGAGTTCTTTAAAGCTTCTTTAGCACTAATATAAGTAGCACTATCTTTACCAGTCAGGGTATTGAAAACTTCTTCATCACCAAAACCAAACGGAACACTCATTGTTGATGTTTTTAAAGCATTATTAATATTAAATATTGGCATTAACTATCACCTCACTTTCGTTCAGAGATGACTTCAACTAGCCAACCTAAGACAAATAATATTAAGGATATTACAAACCAACCTAGTGTAGCGTTAATTCTAAAAGCTGTATAATCTAATGCAACCATTGCTGAAATAAATAATAAAACGTCTGAAAGTTGCCATAAATAGCCTATAATTCGTCTAAAAATCATCAAAATCACCTCCTAATAATCCTGATTCATCACTCATATACCAATCTTCAACTTGCTTGGTTGTCATTAATTCAACTTGTCTTGACTTATCATTAGCTATTCCAAAATCTTCAAAATGGTACATTGCCTGATACATCGCATCAATAATTGCATCTACCACGTCAATCTTAAGGGTTGCTTTTGCTTTATCTACTTGAATACCGATTTTATCTTCATAAATCTGTGCATTCATTAGTGCTTTTTCCATGATTTTATCGTCAGGACGCGTGATTGTTCCTTCGATAAAGCATTTCTGCAAAAATTTTGTAGGATCTTTTAGCTCTGATGTTCGTTGCCTGATACCTTGCAATGGATAATCAGTATTTAACTCAAGTTGCTTTATTGTAGTAGTTGCTCCCCAATCATCATAGCCAAAAAAGATAACATTAAGATCATTATCATGTATATAATTTAATAACCAATGATAAACTTGTTCTTCATTAATCAAACCTTGTGGATGACTGGTAATAGTACAATAACCCTGCTTAGCTAATTCACGATAATTTATACCATCTTGTTTTTCTTTAGCCTCAATTGAACCAGCGTGTTGCCAAGGAATAAATGAATGTTGCTCAACTCTCCATTTAGGCACACCATGATTGGCTGAATAAGGATATACAAATGCTATTGCAGTATTGTCAGAAAGCATCGAATAGTCATAGCCAATATATACCGTCCTACCTTCAATATTGAAATTAGGCTGGATAGCTCGTTCTATATCACTTAACTTCAAAAAACTATTGGTTGCTTCTGCTAACCATAAATTTAAATTCTTATTTTGAAAGTCTGCTACATTACCAGATAACATATCTGCATCACGTTTATCTTGCAATCCTTCCATTAAAACTTGTTTTTGACTATCTAGATACAATAGAGGATTAGATTTATACCACGTTTCTGGCTTAAAAGTTTCATCTAAGCTATCTTGAGCCCAAATTAATCCTAAAAAGTTATCTGCATCGCGCTTATAGTCTTGTTCCATCGCTTGTTGTATCATTTTTTGATCTTCATGGAATGGAACGCTAGGATCTGGATAAGATGTTGATATCTGAATGAATTGATGATTAGGCACTTTAACTTGGCCTGAAATAATCTTACTAATCTTTTCTCTGCTTTTTACTTCTCCAATTTCGTCAAAAATAGCTGTTGTAAAGTGAAAACTATCATATTGTCCTGATTCATGAGAGATAGCACGTAAAACGTTATTCTTTTCTTTCATAATCATCTGATCGTTTTGAGCTTTAAAGCCAACAGTAGCAGCATAATCTTTAAACATATCTGTTTTAACGATGTGCTTCATCATTGTTTTAATATAACCAAATATCTTATTAGTCTGTTTAAAATTAATTGATGACACTAAATAATCTTGATTAGACAATCCAAGGCTTTCTATAAAGTAGGAGTAGCACATCAGAATTGCCATTAGGTAAGTCTTACCTTGCCCACGAGCGACAGAAACCATCGCACGACTAAATCTCTTTCGCCCTTCTAAATTTCTCCAACCAAATAGCATACAGAAAATAAACTTCTGCCAATCCATTAATTCAGTTGGAGAACCTGTATCTACATTCGGACACATTGAGGCAAACAACAATAGTTTTTTAGCTTGTTTGACTGAATAACGATAAGGAAAATCCTTTGTATTCTGCCTTTGCAAATCTCTTAGGTGTCTAAAGCAAGCTAGCTTTATTAGATATCCAGTTTTGATTTCTTCATCAAGTACTTTAAAAGCATATCTAGTACCTTCATCTTGATATTTCTTTCTAATATCTGAAAAATCAATACTATGATATGTTCCTAAAACATCATGAGTCTGAGTCAAATCTACTTCCACTAACTTTCACCTCCAAAAATCTTTGCTAATTTTTCAGTTGAATCTTCTTTTTCTTTGCTATCAACCAATTGCATCAATTCAGCTCGTGCTTTAGGAGATAAGCCAAGTTGACTGCCAATACTAGTTATCTGTACACTAGCGTCTTTCATCGTTGCAACAGCTGGGTTCTTACGATAACCAACAAAATCTTTACCCACTATCGAGCCACTAGCATCTTGAAGTGATTTAAATATCTTAGTTTGAATACCGTTCTCTAAGACATCATCATAAGCTTGACGATAAATCTCATATTGCGAGCAGTACAATTCTACTAATGCAGTATCTATTCTTTTAACTCGCTCTGTGCTTTCTAAAAAGGGCACGATTTTGCGCCAACATACCTTTGCTACCGTTCCTAAGTGCTTTGGCGGCGTACCGCTTAAACGCCCATCATTCTGCTGATAAAAGACTTTTTTAACCACTGGCTTACCTCCTTTCAATCTTGGTACCCCCCCCTAGGTAAAAATTTCAGAAATTGCACTTTTTTATAAGATGATTCCTATGTGTGCGCTCTTCCTTGGCTCTTACCAGGGCGGGGGATAAATTTAATTTTGCCTTTAATGTAATTCCATTCAATTTATTTAAAATGCATCTACGGCTATTTTAGGGACGTTTTAGCAAGTCTATTCATTTCTAAAACAATCTCACTAATATTTGTAATTTTAGGTACTTGTTTCAACTGATTATCCTTACCTGTTCCATAGTACCAACGTTCCCAATCTGTTTTGAGTCTATGACACTTTGAACATATTGTAGCAAGGTTACCAGTATCAGCTCTCAAGTCTGTATCATATTCAATTGGTACAATATGATCTACTGTCTTAGCACTGGTAATCTTATTAATTACTTTGCAATACTGACACAAATAATAATCTCTATTCAATACCAACTGTCTTAAGTTTACCCACTGCTTACTACGATAGAAGTTATATTGTTCAGACTTATCACTGTTACGGTTACGTGTAACTGTATTGTAGCGATGCTGATATGACTTACTTCTTGACCTTGCCCATTTCTGTCTATTAGCTAGATACTCTGCTTCATAACTATAATGTTGCTTACAATAATGGTCTGGTAACTCTACCATTGCATGGCAATCTTTATATCTGCATCGCCTAACTCTTGGCATATCACCCACCACCTTTAATAACATATCTATTCATCTAACTTAAATGCTCTATTATGTACATGACTATAAGCATCAAAGTAAAGTTCGTTCTTATCGCCGTTGTATGTTACTTCATAATACATACCATCGCTAACTGTAGTTGATAGCAACGCTTTGTTGTTTTGCAGTGTTCTGTTTAACCACACAACATATACATCGTTTGTACTGATATGTACTGGTTTGTTAATACTACTTAAGTTCATAGCTGCGTTAGTATAATCAACTACTTTTTCCTTACATAACTGTATAAATTTATCATTATCCATTAGATACACCACCTTTCTAAACAAACATGTTACTTAACATATTATTTTTTAAATCTTTAAGTGCATTGACCGTATCTCTTTCGACCGCCATCTCATGTTCTAACTGTCTAAACATTGCTACGATTGCTTTCTGCGTCTCATAGTCATGTAAATAAATAGGAAACTTACCTACTTCATGCTCTTGGATATTGATACCAGTTGCGTACTTATGCATAAACAAATCTATGTTACGTTGCATTGCAATATTAAAATACAATGGATCTATTCCAGCTTGTGGGATAATAGCAACGTTCTTTGTGTGAACATATCCTGGTTCATAAAGAAAGCCAATACCCCCCCTAGTTGCTGATATCTGTAGAGTAGATGTTCCAGCAGGATATATCTTTCCTTGCTTGGCTCTAGCATACTCAGCAACATCTTCAAGTTTAACTACTTCATAAGTTCTGAAATCTACCATAGTGTCAACTGCCTTTCTCTATCCTTGCTATGCTTTTCTTTCCAATACTTCGTAAAGTGTTTTAGTTCCTTATCCATGCTTGGTGTTGTTCCAACCAAATCATCTAGCATGTTACCGAACTCTTTAGCATTCTCTTCGATTTGTTTATCTATCTTTCGCATTTCTTTAGTGATCTCATATAGCGATGGAACTTCTTCAGGTTCAAATGTATCTATGTATCTAGGAATGTTTAGATTGAACTCATTCTCTTCAATAAGATATCTAGATATATCATCGCTGAACTTATCTATTTTCTTTCGATCTTTATATGCTTTGATAATCTTATCTACATGTCCTTGCTTTAGGTAATTATGGTTCTTACCTTTCTCGAACTCTTTAGCAGCGTCAATAAAGAAAATCTTTTTATGCTCTCTTTTCTTTTTAAGAATTAATACAACTGTTGGAACGTCAGTGTTTAGAAATAACTTAGCAGGCAATCCTATTACTGCATCCAATGCATTGAGTTCTATTAAACGTTCTCTTATCTTGCCTTCAGCTTGTCCTCTGAATAACACACCATGCGGCAGAATGATAGCCATAGTTCCATCATCTGAAAGTCTGTTATATCCTTCCAATAAGAATGCATAATCAGCTTTAGATTTAGGTGCTAATACTTCAAACGGTTTAAATCGTTCTTGTTCTAGCATTTTGCTATCTGGTTGCCACGTAAAAGAATAAGGTGGATTCATAACTACTGTATCAGCTTTACTTTCTGGTAACTTATCAACCAACTCTATCTTGCTAAATTGTTCTTGCTTTGATAGTTTGTAAAGATGCTTTACTTTTCTAGATAAGCTATCGCCATGAAATATGTATGCATTAATATTTCTAATTGCTAGGTTAAATAATAGGAATGGCATCGCTCTGTCTGAAAATTCTTCACAATAGAAACTACTATCATGATTAGTACTCCAACGTTTTATAGTTAATCCACCAGTACCAGCACATATATCAGCGATGACTTTAGATGATCCTAGTAATTGATTAACTAATTCCACAACTCCATCTGGCGTGAAATCTTGTTTGTTTTTCTTGCGATCAGAATGTTCTTCTTGGTAGTAGTCTGTAAACCAATCATATGTTAAGTCGCTTTCGATAGCTAAGAACGACTTGAATAGTTCATCCTTTCCATCGCTCATCAGTAACTTATATAATCTATCTGATGCTTTAAAGCTTTCATCTACTCCAATCAGTTCATTAATCTTCTTAGTATCTATCAATTACTACCACCACCTTTTAATTTGATTTTGCTGATATCTCTACTGTACTTACGCTTACGTTTAACTGGATGTTTCTTGTAATGTTTTTCTAACTCACGTAACATTTTCAGTTCTTCATAAGTTTGTACCTTCCCAAAATCTTTACTATCTTTCATAATTTTCTCCAAAATAAAAAGCCAGCCTGATAGACTGACTATTATCTATATTTTATTTCCATTATCTAGCTTTAAACTATCTAAGATTTTCTTTTCTTTTAAAACTTCACTTTCTAAATGTATTTCTTTCTCCTCTTTTATACCAGATTTTTCTGTAATCCAATCCATGTAACTTCAACTCCTCTCCGGCATGTTGTTCTAAGGCTTTCAATTGTTCAGAATAGTTAGTATCAAACATGTTATCTCTTTTATATAAATGCTGTCTATCTTTTCCTAAAACATCACGAACAGTTAATATACTAACTAAAATAATATGCATATTTTCTATACTCAATTTATTATTATTTTCTTTTTTACATATACTGTATAATTCGTTGATATCACTTTTTAATCTATAAATTATATCATTCAATTCTTTTAGATATGTTTGATAATTAATAATATCTGCATCAGGTAAATTTTCAAAACTAATTCCTTTTATTAATTCTAAATTTTCTTCTAATGATTTTATTTGATAATTTAATTGTACAAAGTCAAATTCTTCCAAAGCATGTAATTTATATAAAAGTAAATCAATATCAAATAATGCTAAATCTACCGAATTAAGTAACACTTGGTATGCTTTATTACTATATTTTTTAGAAAAATACTTTTGATTTAAATAATTTTTAACTGATATATACAACGCTATTAAAGAAATAGCAATTGGTATAATTTTATCCCAATATTTAAACATTAAATTTCACCTCACAACTATAATACAAAAATCCTAGCCATTAAAACTAGACTTCTTGAAGTGAAATTTAAATTAAAATTTATATGCATAAAAAAAGAACAGTGGTTAAACTGTTCTCTAAACCTATTAAGGAAATTTAATGAAAAATGATCAAAAAATAAAAAATACCCAATTATTCCCACTTAACGCTGTGGTTGCGGTATGGATCGTGCCATACACACAAAGTGATGTTCAGGACTTGAACCTGAACCACACTCCTTCGGCTTACTAGTATAATAGAACGTGCATAATAAAATCATCATTTCTAAAAAGAGGTTTTATAATTCATGCTCTGCATCTAATGTCAGAGTGCGGCGCTCCTACACACCACATAAAGACAAGATTTGAACTTGCCTTGTCGAATTGTGAAGCAATTTATTTAATTTTGAAATAAAAAAATTTTTTCCTTTGTCATATCTTGACAATATCATAATAGCACATAAAGCGTTCGATTTCTTCCACAAAATTTCCGCGTCGTGTTTAAAAAATTCCGCTTACTTTCCGCTGAATTTCCGTTTTTATTATGTTTTTTCTATTCAAAAATTAAAAAGTCTAGCCATAACGACTAGACTTTTTCAATTAACTATCTTCATCTTTTTAATGTTCTATAGATATCTTTTCCGATTCTTTTGTAGTCATTTCTTATGCTCTCTTTATCATTTTTAGGAACTTCATATTTTATATTTCTTTCATTGAGAACAATTAACGCCAACATTAAATTACTAATTTTCTGAATTAATCTGACAATTTTAAATCTTGCCACTTTATAAAATCACCTCTAACACTTAATTAACAGTATACATGTAAATCTGGGCAATTAATATTCTGAACTTCCAAAATATCGGCAAATTCATTTAAAGCCCTTTTTCTAATTGAATAATATCTTGATTTTTCATAATGCAGCATCTGCATTGCTTCAATCGCTGTAATATCTCCTAAAATATTATTAAATATAACTTTCAACTCTTTAGAACCTTTATTGTATGTTTGCTTTACACCGTCAACAATAGATTTGGCATAAAGGTACCTTACCATTTTTTCTTCGTTACTATTTCCAATACTTCCACTAGGCATACCACTCATACTAGGACTTTGAAGCATTTCTGGGTTTGCTTGTATACACATATTATATAATCTTGGATAATAACTTCTGTTTTGCAAGAATTCAACAACGTTATCCGCTGTCTTGTCATAATCTATTCTAGGCATTTCTAATAAAATATCTTCCACAAGTGGCACGCTCCTTATGATATAATTATTTAGGTTGATATAATTTGTGTGCTTCTTTACTGTGGAAGTACGTTTTTTTATTAATGATCTGCAATGAAATTATTCTGATAAAACAAGGTACCTTCAGCACTTGTTAATTTGCAGTATTCATACCGTCTACCCCATATTTTGTTATATGGCACTTCTTCGTTATTTTCATCAAAATATTTAATGGTATTTGTTCGTTGTCCTCTGTAACATTTAAAATGAACTCTCAAACCATCTTCAAATAATATTTCGCCTTTCATATCAAAATTCATACTTACATCTCCTAAAAATTATCATCATGAATGTTTGCTATCACAGAAACTTTAACTTGATTTTCTGCTGCTTTGTGGTCTTTAGCTTTAACAATCATGTTTCTTATGACGCTACCGACTGTATACTCCACCAAATATAACTTCACTATTTAGCCTCCTTTTCAATAATTTCTTTTAACATATCCTTTAAACGTTACACCACCATGAACTGTTAGCTCGTCTTCATCGCCATCTTTCCAACTCTTAGGTAACTCAGCATAACCGTTTAAAGCTCCAAATAGACTTGGAATGATAAAGTATCTATATCCTTTGTACGATCCTACCTTTGCAGGCATCGCTTCATTTGTTCCTAAATATTTCATAAATAATTACTCCCTTAATCAAAATCGCTTGGCACTATATCTAATAAACCAAGCTGATTTCCTAAAACATCAAATTTCACTTCATAAGTATTAGGTTCTAAATATCTAAGTACTACTTTCTTTGTGTCTTTTTTATAAGATTCATCAATATGATACGTTAACTTTAGAAAATTGATTAGTTTCTCTTCTCCGTCGATATACAATTTCATGTTTTCCATATCATCATCAGTAAATTCTATCTTGTATTTTTTAGCCATGATGTCACTCCTGTCATTTTATTTTCTATACCGGTATAAGCCTTACCACGCCCTCAAAACGTGTGACCATCTCAAATCATGTGGATGCAAGGCGATGTTACAGTCACTACGAAGAATATAATGCACGGAGGATTAACTCCCTTCAAATTATTTGTGCCTGTAACTATTGTGTATTTAAAAGATTAAGTAGGTTTAATAACCCTAATGGCAGTAATAATTGCTAATTTTCTACGCATGAATTAATGAGGAGGAATTTTCACATCCTTTCGATTTTTTCTGTTTGGAGGTTGTAGCTCATCAGCAAAATTACCACCTATGACTTAGCATCCTGCGACAGATACTAAGCCTGTACTGTTTATGTCGTTATTTGTGAGATCCTGATTTACGGTTTTTGTGAATGCTAATTGAATTTTGAGTTCTGCCACCAAAATAATAATTTCCAAGCTTGATAACATATCCGATAAATTCAATATCCATTTCATATCCCTCTAACACTATAGATTTTAATTTTAGGATTTATAACCCCACGTTTGAGATCGCTTGATAAGGTATAGACTGATGTTATCCCAATTCCAAGATACTCAGCTATTTCTTTAGCAGTACCAACCGTCAAGATTCTTTCTTTATCATCATAAACTATGTATGTAGCCTCCATTTGCATCACTCCTAACAGACTATTCTTACACTTCGAAAAATTAAGCAAGTAATACTACTCCAGTTCCTTCTAATCTCTTTTCTAAAAATTTAGCAATGGTCTTAATTGCTTCAACTCGCCATAAGCCAACATCGCCTTCAAAGATTGCACCACGTGGCCCACTTTGCATTCTAAAGATGAACTTGCTTTCTGGTTGCTCAACTTCAACGAATGTTCTATATGGTGCGAGTATTACCGGATTAGGCACCTTAATGTTTTCAGCAGTGGCAATTCCAGACTTGATTGTTACTGCTTGACTGATACCATCATCGCCAGTGCTACGAACATTATCTTCTTTAAGGTTTCCAACTACCTTAAGCAAGATGTCTCTATCATCAGTCTTTACAAATTGTGATTGTAAGGCGATGTTAAACGATTCGATATCCATGTATGAATCAAAATCGAATTCTGAGACGATTGCAGTTGCTACTGCTAACAATTCACGATCCCCATTAGGTTGTAACTTGCCTTTTAATTCGACCAGCTTTTCATCAACTACATGTAAGATTAAGTCATCAAAACCATCAATGTTTGACTTGATGTAATCGACTAAACCAGATAGAGTATTTAATCTGATTGGCTCTTTAGCCTTATAAATTACTGGTTCGACCAATACCGGCTCACCATTTTTATCGATAATGTATTCTTGACCATTAATTTTTAATTTTCGTTCTTCAGGTCTAATACCTCGTTCTGTTAAGTAATCTAGTGCTTCTTTTGTTAAATCCATGTTGTTAACCTCTCTTTTCTTGCAAGTCTATGATCTTGCTTTTCTTTTCAATATCTTCAACCTTTTCGCCAGTGTCTGTTCTAACATCGCCTTGTTCATCGATATAAGTTTGACCCTTAACTCCAGACTTAAGTTCACTAGCTGCAATCATTCCTGTATTCAAATCACGTCCAGTCATGATCTTAGTTGTAACTGGTGCTGCAGGAGCAAGTTTACTAGAAACATTGATTGATGCTTTAACTTCGTCATAGTCTGCATCTGGAACAAAATCAACTTTAACGATTAGACTACGTTTCTTTGTTGGATCTGCATTTGGATCGTTGATGTTGTTGAAAATATCACTCAACTCACGCTCAATCAGTTCCTTACCTGCACCTTCTGCCAATGAATCGATACTAAAATTAATCTTTACTTTTGCCATTTTCCTTACCTTCCTTTACTACAACATCATCTAGAAACTCAACAAATTTTCTGATACCCACTAGATGCTCACTTGTGTCAAAGCATCGCATTGAGTCAATCTTTGGACTATATAAGACAACTAGGTCATCTTCGAATAGATCACCTTTATTTGCGATGAACTGCTTTAGTCCATAAGTGTCATCGCTGAATTTGACTGCTGTATACTTAGCATCAATTGGCCATTCATCTATAATTTTCCTTTCCATGCTCTAACCTACCTTTACATAGTCATTCTTTAAATCAGATGGAATTACTGGCATTGGTGGTCTAACATCTGATAGACTCACTAACACTAGATATCTATCATGATGTTCACTTACCATGTATTGAATCCCATCTTTATCGGCCAACTTGTCATATCGTTTAACAAATTGACCTTTAGCGTCTTTGAATTCTGCAATTCTTTTCTTCATTGCGACAGCCTCCTCAACAACTCATTAATTTCAGCTTCATTTTTAGCTTTCTCAGTCCTAGACATAATTGAATTTGACGGTTGTTTCTTACCTGCATTCTTAGCCCAATCTGGCAACTTTTCTTTTTGGATCAATTGTCGCTGAGTGTTGTTTCGCTTGGGTGGTTCAAAGTTGTATTCATTTTCCCACCCAGCGTTACCAAACCAAGTAGCACCATGTTGAATAAAGTTAGTTTGAGTACCTTGAACTCGAATCTCTTTGTTGTAGCTCTCAATACCCTTTTTGATGATTTCATCGCTAGTGCCATTCTTAACTGTTCGCTCATAGTACTTACGAGCCTTTTGCTTACCGACTTTTCTAGGATATAAAGCCCATAAGCTTTCAAATCTTTCATCCAATTCTTTTTTAGTTGGTTTATGTTGTTTATTGCTAGATGACTTAGGTTGTTCTTTAGGTTGTTTATTTTGAGAATTGACTTGATCGTTTTCGTCAGAAAATGATCGTATATTATTATCTATATCTTTCTCTTTATCTATATCTATATCTAAGTTACGGTTCGTTTCATCGGTGTTACATTGTAACGTTTTTTGTTCGCTAGCAATCGTTTTTTGACGCTTACGATATGCTCGAACTCTGCGAGCTGATGCACTTTCTGACCCAACTAAATCAGCAGTTACATCTTCAGTAAATTTGAAAGATGTGTCATCGCTGAATTCAATCAATCGCTTCTGCTTTAAGAATGCTAGAACGAACTCAACATTGATCGTTTCTTCATCTAGCACCAAAGCGATCTCTTCAGCGAAACTATCACCTACACCTGAGTAATAGATATAACCATTATTCTCAAGTGATAATAGAATCATCTCTAGGTAGATGACCGCATATGTGTCACCACCAGAAGGCTTCCTTAACATTTTTACGACTGGACTTTTCCAAAAATCCATCTGTAATTTAATCCAGAAGTAACGCTTTTCAGTCATTTTTGTTCAACTCCTTTTGTCTTCTATATTCTTCATCGAATTCATCCATTTGTTTCTGACTCATAAGCTTTAAGCTTAGAATGCTTTTGTCGCTTAGCTTAATACCATGAAAATGGTATTTATCAGCAAAAGCTTTAGCTCCGATGTTGTGAAACTCACTGTGATGTTTAAAACACAACATCTCAAGCCTATGATTTCTATGATCGATATGGTTACGATTGTTCCCCATACCGACCGTATCTTCATGATTTATCTGCAGTCCCTGCCGTGATCCACAAACAGTACACTGTCTATGCACCAAGCACAAAAACACACGACGTTCTGCATCGATTGTGTTTTCCATTGCTTTTGAGTCGAATGGAATGTCATATCGAAAACAGAACTCAATCACAAAGCGAATGAATTGTGTTGCCAGTTCTTTAGTACAGTTACTCAGTGAAAAATTTCCGTACCCTGTATTGTACGAAAATTGAAGTTTTAAGCGATTTTTAACTTCTTGTTCCTCATAACCTGTATAGTCTGAAATATCATGAAATAGGGCATAAATTTTCTTTCTCTGAGCATTTGAAATCATGTTATGATCTGCGGGCGATGCATTAAATTTAAGATGACCTTTTCTAAGTTCTCGCTTAAATGCATCAAGATCATCGATTTCAAACTGAACCTTAGAACCAACTATCCTATCAAATTTAAATTCAAAATTATCCATCATCGTACCTGCCATAGATGCTTTCCAACTTCTTTAGAAACTCATATTGCTCCTGTTCTAAGTGCGGAACAGTGAATAATATGTTAATATGTATATAGAGTTGTATTGACTCTATATTATTTTCTAAATCTTTGATATCACTGAATACTTTGTTTTGGTATTCAGTTTCTTTTTTGATAGGTGTTGCAGCACCTATCTTTTTTTGTTCTGCCACAATCTCACCTCCTTTCATAATGTTCATCTTCATCGCCCCAATCAAAGAATGTTCCGTCCTCAATGGCTTCAACCATTGGATACAGCATCAACCCCACTAAGATACCTACTACAAGCATTGATAAACTAATCATTTTCTTTTGCCTCCTCATCTTTGCGTATTTCCGTTAAAGCCACTAGTGATAAAACAAACCAAGCTACGAAACCAGACCCTATATATAAGTGACCCATTCCAAAACTCAAACCACTAAAGAAAATTGCTGCTAAAGAACTTAAATTTATAAAACCCTTACCTGTACTATTCATTTCTCATCATCCTTTCTCTTCCAAAGCCTATACAAATCAACACTCCCTGCGTACGCTATGCATAGCAGAATATCGTAAATACACCACATATCATTTACCTCCAGTAAAAATATCTTTGAGCCAACTAACCAAAATAAAAATTATTACATAAGCTATACACGCTACAATCACTGCTAGTATTGGTTCCATATTCCACTCCTTTTATATTTTTTCTAACATCTTCTTTTTTTACTTTCTTATTTGCTTTCTAAAAACTTATCTAAATCTTCAGCTCTGAACTGAACAACCCCACCAGCTGTTATTGCAATATTCTGAAGATTTTTGTACCTCTTTCGCCATCTCCAAAACGTTTCTTTTGATACGCCACAGTACTTAGCTGATTCTGTTATGTTTAGCAGCTTATTTTGATTCTCATCTTGTTTGAGCTTTCTAACTACTCTTTCAGCAATACGATCGATATCAGTATCAGAAAGCTTGTGTTCATAAGTAGCTGTTACAATCATTTACGCCACCTACCTTATTTTTAAATCTACTTTACTAACCTAAACTTGTTTATTTCATTCTCAATCAACGCTGCTCCGTACTGGGTGTATTCCCAACGCGGGAACCCGTTATCATTTAAGGTCTTACGACAGTAGATGTTCTCATTTGAGAATCGTGGCTTGATATGCAACTCATTAGCGATTTCACCAATCTTCATGATCCACTCTTCACTTAAACCCAAGTTAAAAGCTATCGCACTAGCTGTGTAATACTTGCCACTGTATTTAACTGGTTCTTGTACTGTTAATTGTTGTGGCTGTTCTAATACTGGTTTTATATTATTGCTTTCTAGTAGTTCTCTAATAAACATCTCGCCTTTAGTAGTCCACTTGAGTGAACGTCTACCTTCTGGCATATAGATTTCATAACCAACCAATCCATCATTTGCGAACTTCTGATAAATGAACCATTTGTTGCCTCGTTTATAGATAACGCCTTTCTCATGCAGAAACTTATTCAATTCTCTTCCACTCATTCCATATTCCTTAGCAATTTCAGTGATTGTAATTAATCCTTTATTACTAAGATAACGATCGTATTTGTCCGCTTTTGGTTGCAGCTCTTCGTTTTTCTCAACTTCCTTAGCTAACTCAATTAAAGCTTCACTGTAAGTCTGTGGCAGCTTGTATTGAGCTGGCTGTTTTTTAATCTGCTCTTCCATTCGATTAAAAGCGTCAATATATTTGAGTTTGAATTCCATAGCTTTTGAACCAGTAAAACCCATAGCCAACAGAGTGAATCCATCTCTATTCATGTAATACATTGGTTGTTGTTTATTTTGAGAATTCGTATATTCATCTTCAACAAACATTTTTAGGACTGCGGAATTTTCCGCACTCATATTTCGTATTTTTTCCATTACATCTCTGTGATTTTTTTCAAACACTTCAGCGACTTTCAAACTCGTTGTTACTGCCTGATGATTATTCATTATTACTAAATCATTCATCATGTTCAGTCCTCCCTTTATCACTATTAGAGTTATTTATACTTGGTCTATCGTTATTTTCACACTTAAAGTGATAATTATTGGCAAAAAAAAGAGATTCTACGCTCCTTTTATAAAAATTAGCTAACTTAATCTTAGTTTCGTCGCTTCCACGACGATACCCATTTTCCATCATTGCTAACATTGATATAGATATATTAGTCTTGTCAGCAACCTCTTGCTGAGTCAATCCTTTCTCTAACCTAATTTTCTTTAAATCTGTCAGCACTTTAATCATCTCTCTTTCTATTTTATCTTTGATATAATTAACTCATCTCCTAATGAAAGGAGGTGTAGTTTTATGAATAATATGTTGTTAAATGAACAAATAGCTCATGACTTAGCTATTGCTTTTGTTTCTGCTAAATTATCTAAAGAAATATACATTTCATCTGATATATCTGTTATTACAGCTTATGAAGATGCTTATTCTGATTTTTTGCGACTATTAAATAAAATCAGAACAGTTAGATAATGTTTTTATATGCTTCACATAAAGAAATTATAGTATTAATTATTTTACTTTCGGCTATAATGTCTTCTTTTTGTGAGACGTTTTTTAATTCGTTAATACTTGTACTAATTAAATCAGTAATATCTTCTTTCATTTTTAATCATCTCTCTTTCTAAAATAATCTAAACTAACATCTAATGCGTCTGCTATCTTGCACATATTTTTAAATGAAGGTTCAACCCCATCTTTATAACTTTGTAAAGTCGTTTGCCTAATTCCTGTTAATTTGCTTAATTTATATCTTGTTATGTTTTTAGTTTTTAGTAGTTCTTCAAGTTGATTCCACATAATCACACCTCACTATATATAATGTTGCATACATTTGATTACTACAATATATTGTAGTATAATTTATTTAGCAAATAGACAGCCTCCTAAAACTTTTATTTGCTAATAATTTGAAAGAAGGTTTTAATATGAATCTTGTTGAAGCTAAATATCTTGAATACACAATAAATATCTTCAAAAAAGCGTTAGAATATAAAGGCAATGATAATTTACCTACATATAAAATTCTTTGGAAACATAATGATAAATTACTTTTTGCTAATACATTGAACATTGATGATAACTATAATATTTTAATTAACAAATTAAGTCCTGATTTTAATCCATATCATGATAAACTTCCAATCGTTGAAAATGGTAAATTCCCTATTGATATTATGGAAAGTATCCATCAAAAGTATTTTCCTTCAGGTTTTTCAAACCCTATCAATTTATATAACAATTCTTTGGCTTTGTTTAAAGAAGCTATTTCAGTAGTTAAATCAGTTGATACATTTCATCTAGATAATCCTGAATATAGATTATTAAATGTATCATATCTAGATTCAAAGACTACACTTCCATTTATCCTGATTGATGAAAATTTTGAACTAGAACCCGTTAGTCTTATTGAAGTTTCAAAAAATTAGACTCGTATTTAATTAAGTTATATGCATATTGAAGACTTGCATACGCTTGTTCGTGTGTTAAGTCTTTTTCTTTTAGTAAATCAACAATTTCAGTTCCTACCTTATCAATATCACTTCCAAATAAATCTGATACCTTATCGTTTTCATGTTTAAAATTTTCTAAATAATGTTGTCTTGCTGTTTCTTTTTCCATAGTTCATTTCTCCTATTCTGACTTCTTATAACTTTTAAATAAATATTAATAAATTGTTTTTTGATATGTTTCACATAGTTTGATTATTAGTTCAGTTAGTTTAAATTCTTTTATAATATCTTTCTCTTGTGAAGCTTTTTCTAATTCTTTAGTATTTGTATTAATTAAGTTAATGAGTTCTTCTTTCATAGCTCACGCCTCCTATTTTTTCTTCAATTCTTCTAGCTCTTTTTTTAGTTGTTCTTGTTCTTTTTTTAATTTTTTGATTTTAAAATCGTATACCCAATTAATAATGTTCAAGACAACTGAAATAATTAGTAAAACAATTAATATTGTATCCATAATTAATACTATGTTATGATGAAGGTGCCACAATGAAAGGGGCAAGCCCCTTTCATTGTGGTTAAATCAGAACTTTAATGTTTTGGTTTGTATCGTTGTTCTGATTTTAGTTTTTTAGTTTCAAGCCTTAGCTTTTTAGTCTCAAGATACTTCTTATAAAAATTAAGAAGTTTATCTGTAATGTAGAAAGCTAAGGCTATTTTTATTGCTAAAGCTTCAATCATAACTCTCTCCTTTCTTTAGCATTTGTAAAGCCCTTATCAACCTTACATGTATATAATACTTCACTTTAAGTGATAAGTCAACACTTTAAGTGAATATTTTTGTAATTTATTTTTCACTATTAGTGATATAATCATCACAGATAGTAAAATTTGAAAGAAAGGACTTGTTACAATGGATAATAATATTGGATATAGAATTTCAGAATTACGTAAACAAGCTGGTATGTCTCAATTTCAACTAGCTAAAGTTTTAGATATTGCAACAAGCACATTAGGAATGTATGAAACTGGCAAACGTGAACCTAGTTTAAAAGTGATGAATAGAATTGCAAACTACTTCAACGTAACCACCGACTACTTGCTCGGACGCCCTGAGAAAAAAGATGATGATACTAAAACAGCTGATATTAAAGATGATGATGTTATTTTTACATATGAAGGACGTCAAATTCCAAAAGAAGATTTGGAGCTTATACGTCGTATTATGAGAGGAACTAGAAACGATATTAAATAGAGGTGGTCTTATGAGAAGTGATATTAAAGATTACTTATATAATATCTGCAATAAAGAGAACATTAGAGTAGTTTGGTTAGAAAATTTATCTCCATATACTCCACCCTCTGCTTCTTTTGAACATAGATGTATCGTTATGAACCCTAACTGGCACAATAAGTTTGAATTCACGTTTCAATTAGCTCATGAAATGGCACATATTTTACGTGGTGATGAAACTGATGTATGTTTTTACGACACGTCTTTCAAAAATAAATCTGGCATTGAATATCAAACTAATTTAATGGCAGTTAAGCTTTTGACGCCTTTTTATTGTAGAGAAACTGAAAAGGAAGATGTTAATATCTATAATTTCATTGATTCCTATTGTATTCCAAAATATTTAGATGAGGCTATAAAAGAAGAAGTTATCGGATATTATACTGGCTAGATTTTGATAGTGTTTTAGATTGAGATATCTGACCAATGATTTGAAGTCGTTAAAAGCTAATCTCAAAGATATTTTAAGGAGGTCTTTTTTATGACAGATAAAAAGATTAACACAGATTATAGAAATAGTGGTAATAAAGGAATAATTCCAGAACGCGGAAAAGGACCAGCTCCTGCTCCTAAACAACCTGTTAAGAAAGATAGCTAGTCCCTAAGAATATATATTTTGATTTGTTTTTCAAAATCTACCAAAGTTCTGGAATTTTCATGTTTAGATACCTCTTCCACTATATATTCAAAACTATATTGATTTTCTGGATGGTCTAGAGGCATTAATGCTAAATCAAAGTAATTATTATCTCCAGATTGTTGATAATCAAGATATCCACACGTTATAAGATTATTATCAAAGTCAAAAACAAATAATGTTTGTATCTTATTTGTATTAAATATGTAATCTCTAGTATTCCTATTTTCTGTATAACTTTGGCCTGAAGTACGTCTAATTTTATTGATTAGGAAATCTATTAATTTAATTAACGGTGCAATAATTAAAATTGTACCAATAACGTCAAACAATAGTATAAGCATAATTGATAAGGTTATTTCATAATTTAATACGGTTGTTAGTACCCAGTACAAACTGATGTTAATACCTGTAAATATCATTATTTTTTGTTTTTTATCAGTTTCTTTATTAGGTCTATCAACTACTACATTGAGTTTTTCAAGGATATTATAATTAATATATCCAAAACAACCAGAAGTTATTAAAATTGTTATCATTGAATATACTAATTTGTATACTTCATCATTCATAACTAGCACCTCTTTTTAAATTAAATATATTATATAACATATTTAATGTGCATCGTGCTATAACAAACTTTTAACGCTTAGTCCTACTAAATATAAAAAAAGGTATTTCCCCTGCGTGCGACGGTGCCCAGTACAAAATTTATCGTTGAAAGGACGTGATTTGATTGAAAGAATTTAAACTTGTAGATTCTGATTATTCAGAAAAATTTATTACTTCACTACATGATTACTATTTAAAAAGAATTACTTTTTATGAAACAAAAAACAAGGACTTGTCTAAATTTTCATGGACTGAAAATAAACATGTTAGTTTGTACGTTATAAAATCCTATAATGATACTTTTTCTTACAATGAAGTTAATAATAATATATTCACTAGTGATTATTATTTATTTTTTGCTACAGTTAATGAAACTAAAAATCAATTATTCTATATTGATTTATATGATGAAACTAATAATTATACTTATGCTAAATTGTATTCTGAACCACAGTATTTATCTTGGATTATGTCAGAAAAACACATCCATGTAGATGTTAACAAGATAATTAATTCTAGTATTTTATCTAAATTTGGTAGATTTTATGATGACGCTAGTATAGATAGTTTTACTTCTTCTTTATCTAAACAGTGGGTAGACAAAGAATATGAGAGTACACTAAAAAATCTATCTGAACCAACAGTTATTACAAGTTTTCCTGAAACAAATAAACAATTTTTCATAGATAGATATCATTTTGATAAGATGCTTAATACTATAAATAGTAGTCAATTTACAGATGAATTTAATCAATGTTTGTACGCTTATGAACATGAAAAATGGTTTTTATGTGCAGCTGGTTTAGGTAGTTGTCTAGAACATTTGATGTTTCTTGTTTTAAAAAATTATAATGATAAAGGTTACAAAACATTAAAAGGGCTACCGAAAAATCCAACAGCCCATAACTACATTATACAATTCAGACAACCACCTATATCGATTTCATCACGACAAGAAACATTTTTTAATATCTTATTTATGGTTAGAAATGCAGTAGATCATCATAATACAGGCAAAACACAAAAAGAATTATGTGATTTGCTATTAGATGGTATTTCAGATTTATATAACGATTATTATAGTTCTAGTATCCTAGTTGAAAAAAATACAGATAATGACTAGTGTCTATTCCAAATTTTTTGAATAACGTTAGCGCGCCTGGCATCATCAGGATAATCATTATCATAATAATTTCCATTATCATCACATGCTAAATAATCTAGTCTATCCCACTCATTATCTAGCATATCAGTTAAAATTTGATATTCTTCTTCTGTTAAATAAAGTGTAATCATATTACCACCTGCTTTTTGCCTTTATTGTAACACATGTAAAGTATAGTTATTAAGTATTAAATTATAAGCTATTTGACCCGTTTGTTATAACTTGTTATAATTAGCCTGAGGTGATTTATATGACACAAATTAAAGTTAGAAATATTGGTAATAGCGTTGGTATCATCTTACCTAAAGAATTAGGATTAATTAACGGTGATATTATTCAGGCTGAGAAGAAAGGTAATTTATTTGTTCTTGATACTTCTAAAACCGCTAGAGAACATGATAAAAAATTGATAGAAGATAGCTTTGCAGACTTTGAAAAGGAATTAATTGTATCAGAAGCAAAAATGAAAGATATTTTTGGAAAATACGGGTGGCAATAATGAAAGAATATAACTTAGTTTATGCTAAAAGCTTTGCTGATAGTTTAAGCGAATTAATTAATACGTGGGAAAATGAATTGTTTTTGTCACCAGAAACTATTAATAAATTTGTAGGCAATATTCAAAAATCTTTAGAACTTACTACTGTATTTCCAGAAATGTATGAAGAAGTATCGTCTAAATATGGATTTTCAGTTAAAACTTACCGTATTGTAATTGGTAAAAGTTATGCTATTTTTTATAGAATTGACGAAAAAAATAATAATATTTTAGTTGGTAGAATTTTCCAATCTAAGCAAATGAAATTAGAATTTTAGCGAACCCGTCAAAAATCGACGGGTTTAAAAAGAACTTAAAAAGAACATACATTCATTTTGACCAATACACTGAAGTCATTAAAAGCTGTGTGTTGCTAACATCTTCTTTTTACTTTCAATTTAATTTTGGAGGTAAATATTATGGCAACATTTAGAAAATACAAAACAAAGAAAGGCATGTTGTGGCGTTATCAGATTTTAGTTGGTACTGATACAGTAACTGGTAAACGTAAGTATAAAACTAAAGGTGGTTTCTACACAAAGAAAGAGGCCAAATTAGCAGCTGATGAAGTAGAGAAAAAAATAAATAACCCTAACTTTCTAGACAACGAGAATATAACTTTTGGTGAAGTGTATGAACGTTGGATAGCCAATTATAAATTAACTGTTAAAGAGTCCTCTTTTTATACTGTTGAACTACAGTATAAATCTAAGATACTTCCTATTTTAGGAAATAAAAAAATTAACCAAATCACAACAATTGAATGTCAGGACTTGATTAATCATTGGTACTCTATTCCCTTGAAGAACTATAAAACTATATTCAATTTAATAACTAGAATTTTCAAATACGCTAAACAGTTAAAAATAGTAACAGATGATCCCACGTCATCAGTTATTATTCCTAAAGCTAGCAGGCAATTTAGTAACTTAGAATATTCTAGAAATTATTATACCAGAGATGAACTAAAAACGTTCCTTGAATATGCTGAGAAACATGAAAAATATAAAATCTACGTACTTTTTAGATTATTAGCTTTCTCTGGTATACGTAAAAGTGAGGCTTTAGCTTTAACATGGAATGATATTAATTTTGATAAGGCACAAATTACAATCAACAAAACTATAATACTGGTATCTAAAGTTAAAGTTACAACCCCAAAAACGAAAAGTAGTAATAGAACTGTTTTTATTGATAAAAAGACATTATCTATTTTGAGTGAATGGAGACTGAGGCAAAAGAAAGAACTACTACAAAAAGGGTTCAATGCTTTATCTCCTAATCAGCTTATTTTTCCTGACAAAAATAATCACTACATTATTCCTACCACAATTAGTAAGATGATGAATAGAGTTTCAGAAGGTAGTAACTTACACCATATAACAGTTCATGGTTTAAGGCATACTTATGCGACTTTAGCTGCACAAGGTGGTATGTCAGTTAAGCAACTTCAAGCCCAATTAGGACATTCTAAAGTTGAAATTACGTTAGATGTTTACACTTCAATTACTGATGAGCAACGTAAAGATACTGCCAATCAATATACTTCCTTTGTTAATTTCTAACAAAAAATGTGCATACTTGATGCATACTTTTTTGATATTTTGAGAAATATATAATTGCATTTAAATGTTTCAAATATCGCAAAAGCATTATTAAATCAACGGTTATGAAATGTTGTGGAATGCTGTGAAATGTCATTTCAAAAGACAACTTAATTTATAATCTTTTTTCATGAAAAAAGCAGCAAGTTCGTCTTGCTGCTTTTTATTATGGTTATCTTCTTTTTTCAAACTTAGATAATTGCCCTCTAAATTCGGCACGATATTTCCTAACATCAGAGGCATCGCTCTTCACATAAGAATCTACTTTTTCATTATGTTCAA